GGTCGTGTAGCCCAATCTGGAGCCGCTGAAAACTACCAACTCCGAGCCTATGCCGTTCTAGTCAAGAAGGCATTCCCACAACTCAAAACCATCCTCGTTGCCATTATTCAACCTCTAGCCGCTGGCAAGACCATCGCTGAATACAACGAAGAGGATCTCGCCAGAGCAGAAGAGGAGATCGTTGGCATTGTTCGTGCTTCCCAAAAGCATGATGCTATCAGAACTCCTAGTCCAGATGCTTGTAAATGGTGTCGTGCTAAAAGCATTTGTCCAGAGGTTCGTGGAACGCACAAGGAACTAGAAGTAGTTTCCAGTGCCGTTGTCCCCCGACTCTCCAACGAAGAAATTCTTGCTATTGATGAGAAAGCCGAGGTTGTTCTTGACTTCATTGAAGAGGTTAGGAAGGAAATGAAAGCTAGGATGATGGCAGGACAACAATTTGCTGGACGATCACTAACAGAAGGGCGTAAAACAAGGAGTGTCACAGATGCTCTCGCTGTTATTTCTGCTCTTTCTGGAGTCGTTGAACAAAGTGACATACTTTCTTGCTCAAAGTTATCAGTCACATCTCTTGAGAAAGTCTACGCCAAAGCGAAGGGACTCAAGGGAAAAGATGCCAAGCAACAATTTGAGGATGCCCTTGGATGGCTCATCGAAACCACAACTGGTGAGCCTTCCATCAAACGGAATTGATTCTCCAGAGGAAGGCTATGCCCTTTTCATCACCTATTTGGGACGAGATTGGATCGTTCTCTATAAGGATAAAGGCAACTTCACAGCTTTCCCTGCCGATCACAAAAAATCAAGCATTCACCAAGCTAGAAAAATAATGCAATATCTTATCGTCGAAGGATTTATACATCCAGAAGATGATAAACCAATAATGTCAGTGCAGTAAAAACAACAAAACAACAAACCAAATAACCCAATGTTTAAAATATCATTAGACGTAACAAAGATAGACAAGTCACTCCTCAAGAGTGTTACCAAGAAGGATGGAACGAAAGCCTCATACCTCAACCTCATCTGCTGGCCCAATAGGGATGGCAAAGACAAGTTTGATAACGATGGTTCAGTCAAGCATTCCTTGACCAAGGAACAGCGTGATGCAGGGATCAAATCCGAGATCCTGGGCAACTACAAAGTTAAAGCGGAGCAAGATTCAGTCTTCCCTCCCAACTTTGCCGAGAAGATCAAGCCAGCAAAGGCATTCCAGAACCGATCAAAGCCACAGGAAAATGATTCATTCGGTGATATTGCCGAGAATGAGATTCCTTTTTAACCCATAACAAAGCAAGCAACCACGCACAATTATGGATCAACTAACAGAAAATGAAGCCAAACTCATGGCAAAGATTGAGTTTCTTAATAAAGAACTCAATGAGTTAAAGGAAACCCTACGCTTCCAGAGGGGAGACATTTGGGACATGGAGGAACATCTATCTGATCTCCAAATGCGTAATGGTATTATTCTTACCATTCTCATCCTAGCATCCCTGGCCGTTTTAATCACCTACTTCATCAAATGACAATTAAATATTGCAGTTGCGGAGGGTACAAAGGAGAAGTTCCAGAGTATCATTCTTGCGAATACGTCAAGGCTAGGAATCTCTTAATTGATGATGCCGAGGCACAAGCCAAAGCAATCTCAAGAACCGAGAATGGCAAGTTAGACTTCCTCAAGTATAACTATAATTTCAGTAAGATCATGCATAAGTACGCAATAGAAGCTAAAATTTATGATCTCTAAAGAAGCCCAAGCCTATTGGGATGGAGAACATATCCGCTATCTTACTGAAGGGAATCAACCCCCTTCAGTTGAGGATCGGGTAAAGGAAGCCTTCGATGCAGGAGTAAGATCAGTTCAGCGATCCTATTCCAACCTAGATGTAGTAGGTAATTCTAAATGCGGAATCAATTTTCCTAAGAAATGAGTGATCAATTTGATTTTGACTTCTCACCTATTGAAGAGGAAATCTTTGATGATATTCAATCAAGGTTTCTCCGCTTCCATAACAATAACCCTCATGTCTATAGCAACCTTGTTGTTCTAGCTAGGCAGTTCCGAGAGAAGCGTAGTGATGCCATCATTGGTATCCAGATGCTCTTTGAGGTTCTCCGCTGGAACTACTGGCTCAATACAGATAGCGACGAGCAATTCAAGTTTCCCAATGCTTTTGCCGCTGGATACTCAAGATTGATAATGAAGAATGAATCTGATTTACAAGGCATCTTCAAGCTATGCAAATCAACCTTTGACGAGGAATAATGACCACCACCGACACCCCGCGCACCGAGGTCGAGAGGCTTCGATCAACCATGCGATCCTTTATTGATTTTATGGACGAAAACCTCGGAACAACCGCTGACTGGCCTATGGAAGCGGCATTTGACGATGAAGAGACCTGTCAGAGGCATTGCGACCTTCTCAACGCCATGAAGCGTCTTGTGAAACCAGAGGACATTAACTGAGATGCGAGCTAAATGCATCACGAGCCGAGGTCGAGAGGCTGAGGGAAATTATTGAATCATTATGAGAACATTCCGAGCCAAAGCAAATACTACCCGTCGAGTGGCGGGAAAAATCAAATGAACTCTAGAGCAAAAGGATGCAGAGGGGAGCGAATGTGGCGAGATGTCTTGCGTGAAGCGGGATTTGAAGCCAGAAGGGGACAGCAATTTTCAGGAGGAAAAGATTCTCCCGATGTAGTATGCGAGTCTCTTCCCAATTATCACAATGAAGTTAAATTCGTCCAAGCGGGAAATCCTTATGTCTGGATGGAGCAAGCTATCAAAGATGCGGGAGATAAGATTCCTCTCGTTGCACACAAACGCAATGGAAAGGATTGGCTTGTCATCATGCGAGCTTCAGATGCAATCAATTTAATCAAAAAAGCCGAAAGAATATGATTAAAAAGTTAAAAATGGGAACCAAAAGAGAAAATGGTATGATTTTTTGGAATTATACAACCAAAAAGAAAGAAATATGGCTTACTGATGAAAAGTTTCAATCCTTAATGGATAAGGCAAAGGAATCATCAAAAATAAGATATGCAAATAATAAAGAGTTATACAAATCAAGAGTAAAGTCTTGGCAATCTAAAAACCGTGATAAAGTTAAAATATACAAGAAGAAACATGAAAAATTAAATAGTGTTAAAATTTACGAAAAGAAAAAGCAAAAACTGCAAAATGATCCGATAGCTAGATTTAAATGCAGATTAAGGTCTCTTATTAAAAATAGTTTTTTATACATAAACCACAAAAAGTCATCTAAAACATCAGATATTCTTGGATGTTCTATTGATGAATTTAAGATTTATATGGAATCCCTTTTTTCAGAAGGTATGTGTTGGGAAAATCATGGAATAAACGGATGGCACATAGATCATATAGTCCCATTATCAACAGCAAAAACAGAAAGAGAAATAATTAATCTCAATCATTTTACAAACCTTCAGCCATTGTGGGCGGCAGACAATATTCGCAAAGGAAACAAAATATGAGCAATTCTGAAATCTGTCCTTGCTGTGGTCAGGAATATAATCCCACTACCGCAACCAAGAATGAGTTTGAGATATTCTGGAAAGCCTATCCTCGCAAGGTAGGCAAGGGATATTGCCAAGACATCTGGAAGCGGAAGAAGTTCCCTGCCATTGAGATCATCCTTGAGTCACTCCAGAAGAGCATAGCATCTTCTGATTGGCAAAAGGAGGGAGGCAAGTTCATTCCTAACCCTAGCACCTGGTTAAACCAAGGACGATGGGAGGATGAAGGAATAGATCACTCCGTACTACGCCAGCAGATTTCCAAGCCAGTTTTCAAAGGAACTACCAGTAGGGTAGATCACGAAGCATACAAGGCATGGAAGATCGAAGAAGGATACCCACCCCAATTCATTGATTCAACTTTCAATGAAGACCCCGAACCAGTACAAAAGAAATACCTAGCAACCCTAAAAGCATGACCAACATATACAACGAAGATCACCAGAATTGCCTTGACCGAGAGAAGGAGGCTCTTTGTCAGGAGATCAGCAGACTGAATAGCAAACTATCATACCTAGAGAATGTATTGAGTGAGATCCATCTCCTCAACTCTATGGGCAAGAGCCTCAAGATCCATGATGCGTTGAATGCCGCTATTGATGTACTAAAATGAACGACGAAGAAGAAATTATCCTATGTGCTAAAGCCGCTGGAGTTAATCCAGATGTAGCACAATTTGTCGAGGCATTCCTCATAGAGAACACCAGATCAGATATGACTATGCAACAGAAGCTAGATCGTTCCAACGACCAACGAGATCGTGCAGTGTCAATTTGTGACGCTATGATGGCATGGGAGACTCCAGCAGATGCCCGAAAGACATCCAAGGATCTCTCTCAACTAAAGAAAGAAATCAATGAGTAGTTCAATAGACAAAATACTA